GCAGTGCTAATACCAACACTTACTCCAATACCAGCTGGGGTGCTTACACCAAAGAATTGATTGATATTCTTATCAGAATAAGAAACAACGTTTTTACCAATATATAATTGCCCAGCAGTACTAAATCCAATAGTGGAATCTACTGTAATAATTGATGATCCAATAGAAACTTCATCTGTAGTATTTGTACTAGGTGTGATTTTAAATTCACCTTCAATTAAACTCTGCTCATTATGACCACTAAATAACTGAATTTTATAAAAAGTTTTTCGATTTCTTGTAATGATCTCAACTTCTGAGATCGGACCAGCAGCAGTTTCATCAGAGCTCTTAAGCATCTGACCTGCCAGATTATTAGGATCACCCTCTAATACTTCAGTTATTAATGTCTGTCTTCTTCTATATTCTGCAGATGATGGTTTTAATAAGAACTCTTCTAGATTTAAAATTTTTGGAGTTGATCCGTATAAGACATTAAATAAAATTCTAAAAGACTCATCAGTACCTTTACTTTGATAAAAGTTTTTTACCTGCTTTATAAACTTATTTACATCAAGTTCACTTACAAAATCAACATCTTCAAAACCAGGTGCAAGTAAAACTTTTATCTTACGATAAAATTCTTTTAAAAATTGAACACTGAGATTTGTGACCCTGGAAACACCACTGTGAGTTGCTGCCGAAGATGTGGAGAATATTAATTCTTCAGCATTAATATTACTTCTATATGTTGTGATTCCACTAAATCCACGTACACATCCAGTAAAACTATTTGTTGTTATGCCAGTGTATGTAAAAATTTCATCATCAATCTTAAAAAGACCGTATTCTTGTGGGAATCCTTTTGTTGATTCTACATTTACCGTGGTATCTGTAGATGATACTGCACTAGTAGTAGATGTAAATCCAGATATTACTTCAGGTGTTAGATTATTAAGATTTAAATATTGATCTAGATTCTCAGCAATATCAACAGGGGCACCCTGAAATTCCTGAGAAATGTAATATTGTTTTAGAAAATCGACAGCCTTAGGGCTTTCTGATAAAATAAATTCAGGTAATTGGTTATCAACGATCTGTTGGATCTTTACCCTTGACTCAAACCCGGTTGTAATCATATCTCCTCTCTTTTATCTTGTTAGTCTTCCGTTAGAATAGCTTGACCTGACTGGGTAATTAACTCCAGAGATTTGCTCTCCAGAAGCTATGGTGTCTTTAACCATATTTATAGTGCTTTTGCTGGTGTCAAAAACCAAATATAAATCTTTGAGACCAATAACATCGTTCGAATCTGGGTATGCCTGAATCTCAATTACACCATTGTCTAGTTCTGTGGATACTATGTTAATAGTATTAATAATTACTTCACCGTTAGTGTAATCAACCGTACCTATGGATTTCTTAACAATCTCAAAAGTATCTGGATCTAAAGTTTCTTTAACAATAGAAAGAATTCCAATATCACTATTTGCATCTGGAACATCTACTAAGTAAACAGTATCTGGATCATCAGCAATTTTAAATCCTGTGCTCTTAATATTATATCCATCAATTCTCTTATAGAACTTATTACCAAAACAAAGTTCATATTGTGCAAAAGTGTTTAGAATGCAATTTAGATTTCTCCTCATTCTAACTCTAGTAATATTTGAAGTAATTGCATTGTCAACACCATCAATTACTTGCAATACCTTGCTGTATTTAAATCTACCACCAAACTTATTCAGATCTACAGATTTTGAATAAGTTTCCAAAGAACTAGAAATTCTAGTCTTCAGATCACTTGCTGAATTAGTTCTAGATGAATCATAGAAAACATCACTATCAATCTCAACATATAGAAGTTTTAGGTCAACAATTTCTTGTGATATACCAGATACAGTGTATTGTTTGAGATCATTTATAATTTGATTTTTATGGAAATCTGAAATAGAAATACCATTTTTTGGTTTAATGCTGATTAATACTTTTCCATACTGTGGAGGATTTAACTCTTCACCACCAACAACGGAGACAGATTCTGTGGCAGGATACACTTGTTGTACTAATGCCTCGTAATCCCTCGTTGTAACGGCACGATACTGCGAGGAATACACTCTAGGTGCATAGTACTTAATAGATTCAATTGGTTCGATGTCGCCTCCTCCAGAGGCATTTGACACGGTTGTGATCGTAACCCCTGCCTGAGGTGTGATTAATACACCATTACTATCAGTGGTTGTTCCCGCATAAGAAAATACGGATGGTCCGTTGCCAGTTTCTCCATCAGTTGCAATATAACTGATTTTTATGACGTCACCATTGCTTAATTTTTTTCCTATGATGCCATCACCAAAAAGTAGTTCATATCTTTCATCGGATATTTCCTGTAAAAGATAAATCTCGGAGTCACTATTAACGGTGATAATATTATCAACCATCCTATATTCACGAGTTCCTACTTTAACTTTAATAGTGCTCGTATCAATATTTGGGTTGTTTAGAATAAATCTTTGATTGAGAGAAGAATCTACGGTAAATTCCTTTGTTAGGTATATACCTTGCAGTACTTCAAGATCGGCAAATGATGCAATACTATTGGAAATATTAACCGTAACGTCTTCTGGAATTGAGAATGTATAATCCGAATTGTCTACTGGACCGACACAAACTAGACCTGCCTTTAGAATTGCCTGTCCTTCTGTTTGTACTGTTGATATATTAAAAGAAACTGTTGCTTTTGCTGCTGTTTTTGATCTTGGAACGTATCCTACGTTTCTGGCAAGAGAAACCACGTTTTCTCTAAGAGTTGCCGAATCTATAAAAGATTCGTTTACAACCATATTAGAGTTAAACGCAGTGATATATGTGTTATATGCAAGCGTATCGATTAGAACAGAGAAGTTCGAACCATCAAAATCAAAGTCCGTGAAATCACTGTTTGCACGGAGATAATCCTTGATGGATGTCTTTATCTGATCAAAATCTAGATTGGTAAACTTTGTAAAAGGCATTTTATCTTGTTGCCTCTAGGAGATATGTAAACTGTTGTGTTGGTATCTCTAGTCCAACGACTTTAAAACGAACATTAATCTCAAATTCATTAGTGTCTGCCTTTGGTAACACAGAAACACCAACTTCTTCAACTCTTGGTTCGTTGTTTTCGATTGCGACTAGAATTTGCTGCTCAATTATAGAAGCAGTACCGAAGTCAACAAAATCAAAAAGTTGAGATCTAATATTTGTTCCCAAAACAGGTCTAAAAAACCTTTCACTTGGAATGGTTTGAACAATATTGCGAATTGATCGCTTGATCGCATCGGCATTTTTAAGTACAAGGATATCCTTAGTTACAGGATGCATACTAAAAGATAAACTAATATCCTTGAAAGCTCTGGATATCCTTTGTACTGCCATTTATGAATGATTTTGTTTGTTTTTATTTATACCCCTATCCAGAAATCTTGCCATAATATGGTTCTGTACCATATTCCCAATCATCATAATCCTCATCATTACGAATTTTCTCATGAAGTTCATTTTGTTGGACGAAATCGTGTTTTTTAGGAGTGATATCGTCATTTGCAATCTCACGAAGCATCTTCTGATGTTGGTGATTGCCCAAATTGTCTAAGAAATCGTGCATTTTTTCGTCCTTGTAATAGTCCGTGACCAGTTTAGTCGTTCCCCACATGCTTTGCATGTAGTCTTTGTTCCTATCGACAGGTGAATTACCCATTTTAGCTCCTGATTTACATGAAATCAGAACTTTTAGAGGGGTTGCTATCCCTTATGTCTATTTATTTTTGTCCTATATCTTTAATTTCGTACATGTAATGATCGGTTGTCTCTATCTTTCTCTTATTTTCCACAGAATAAACGGTCAGATCAATCTCATACCCAGGATTTTTCTCAATTCTATTAAAAACCCATGCATTATCATACCAAATGATCCGATTATTTGGATATGCATAGTAATTTCCAGTCTCAACCTTGAATAAATGAGCACATTTGTGTTCGGGAGTCTCCGAAAAGTTTAAATCGGGCATTCCTTTGTTCTCCCAAGACCAATCCAGAGTGAACATATAAGTTCCAAGTACCTTCTTTCCATCTGGACGAATCAATTGAGCATCTAAATTTGCCAATCGATGCCTTCTTTGGACATCAATGTACGGGGAGAAGCAGTCCCAGTACATAATGTCCTCTAGAGGTTCTATTTCCGCATCAGGACGCCAACAGAAGGCATGTAAAGGGCGACGAGTCCAGTTCACGCCATTCTCCAGGAATGCCTCAAACAGGGGCACACGCTTCTCTATACTGGCAACAGAGTGTACATCACACTTGGTTACTTCTCCATGTCCCTTTTTATGGTTATAAAGGAACTCATTGCGAATATAACAGGACCAATCGGGTAAACTATGATTTAGGTATGCCAATCCCTTTCTCCTGGAAAATAGTAGTCCGTAAGTTCTTCATCTTTTTTGATAAGACGTATCGAATACAATTCACCAGTATCTTTATTGTAAGAAACATTGGGTGAATCTGAATGATTTATATAATATTGTGGTCCGATACGATCCAAATCACAATCAATCCAAAAACCTTTCTCATCACAATAGGTTAATTTCTCAAGACATTCTTTTATTTCGGAAGAAACCTCTTTCCATAAAATATATTGCCTTTGATTTGGTTTGAAGATAAGAGTATCTGCTGGTATATCAATCAAAGAAAAAACACCCACCCCGCCACAGACTTTACTGGGAGCAAGGTAGGTGTAGAGATTTAAGGAATACATTCAGCGTCCTTGTCCTCGATAAGGTTTACGTGCTTTGTTACGAGACGACGCGGCATACTTCGTTCCATTTCCCATTCCTTGACGAGACTTTTTGGGTTTTCCGGGGACGTATCCACCCTTTACGAGTCCGGTTTTTGCTTTTGCCATTTAGATTCTCCAATAATAATAGTTTCGAGTTCGGCAGGAGTCGGTCTGCCAGTTTTATAGTACTCTACGGCGAAATCGTCCATGATGTCAAAGTACTCATTTTCTGAAAGAGCAGTGAAGATTTTCTTACCGTTCCTAAGAATTGTGTACCTATCTGCCATGATATCAGATCACGCGAGTTTTCTCGTGACCAACGCGAATGCGAGGATCACACCAAATCTCAAATCCTGCTTCCTTGGCATCAAGACAGAATGAAACGTCTTCGCCACACATATCTTGCACTTCGCCAGATTCAAATACCTGCATCTTCGGTGCAAACCAGGGATACTTCATCTCATCGTGTTCGAATACTCCGTGCTTGATGAGCAACCACCCAAAACCTGCATAGTCCACAGTGAAGGGTTTCTTACGCTTGGCAATACTATCGAGTGTTTCATGATTCATCACTCCACCATTACCACGGAAGTCTTCTTCGTCCATCCAGTGTGCAACAGAAGTCGTCTGACCATCTTCGGTACAATACCAACCAGATGCAATGTCCTTATCCATTAGAATAAGTTGCCAGAACTTTTCTGTATTAAAAACAATATCACTATCAATCCATAATTGATAATCATAATTTAGTTTACCGTCCCAGGGAATTTGATCTGGACCACGAAGAACATTAGCACCGAGACACTTGCAACGGGCAAAGTTCACCATGGAACTGTAGTCTTGTGAGATCTGAATACTGGCACCTGCTTGTACTAGATCAAAACAAAGTTGTACAAAATTCTTCAGGTACGTGTAAGAAACTCCACGACCAGGTAGACAGAATACTACACTCTTGCCTTTGATAATCTCTCTTGCTTTATCATAATCCCATTCGGGTGCCGAACTACTAACAGTCGGCGCTTTTGCTTTTACTGTAAATCCTTTAGCCATGAGATAAGTTAGTTACTTTCATATCATACACCATTATCTATATGGTGTCAATCTTCCTTAATTTCGGTAATCACAATACAATCACCTTCAACCTCCATATTGACTTCGGTGCCCTCGTACCAACCATATTCATTTAAAATCCACTCAGGAATTGTCACATAGTATTCACCAGTCACGGGATCAACCTCTACAGTCGTAAAATTTTCCTCCGGATTTTTTTGCATTTTATTAAACTCTGCCATTGTTTTTATATAGCGA